CATTTGCCATGGTAGTCCTTTCCAATTTTTGCCAAGAGCCTCATGGTGGGCTGCGCGCCGGGAAAGGACGCGTTAATGGCTGAAATTATCCAACAAAAAGTCAAGTTTTGTCCACTCATTACGCTCTGTCCATCTCAAGATAGGACAGATAAAAGTGCACGCCAGCGATACTTGAGGTGACCGTGAGCACATCCCCCGTCTCCAGGACGCAGGGAATACCATTAAAAACATCAAAAGTCGTGTTGACCGTCAACGACCGGTCCTTCTGCAAATAGTAGGTGGTACCCGTGCCGGTATGGGTGACGGTGATGGCCGCCACGCCGGTGCCGGTGTTGGTCACACGCAGAGACCGCACGACAGCCGAATTGGCTGACGGGACGGTGTACAAGGCCGTGGGCGTTGCCGCTGCAGGGATTGAGTATTTGCGAAAATATTTATTTGCCATCTGTGCCTCACTGCGTCAGGTCGTAGAACGAGATTGATCCAACGCCACTGCCTTTGGTTGCGCCGTCAACAGTGCGCACAGCCATGGTGTAGATGTCACTCACACCTGCCAGTGACGCGCCCAGTTGCAAGTCCCAGTTGTAGTCATTGGGCAGGCTCGTCTGGCTGACCCCGGCGCTGCCGCTGCTGGTCACATAGTCTGTTTGCACAATCGTGCCGACATCTGAGATTGCCGTTGCCGCCACATCGAATTCCACGTTGGTGTCTGATGGCACAGTGGCAGCCCAGGTCGCGCCCGTCAAGGTAGGATTCTTGAGCAGCACCACTTCGTAGTTCTGGTTCGTGATTGGCAAGAATTGCACACGGTTGGGCAACACAACAGCGCCTGTACGGCCAGAGGCCAGACGGATGGAGACAATCGGGAAGAAAGTTGCAGTCGTGTCAATGTTGGTGAAAACTGTTGTGCGACGCGCCACGTGGTCAATCGACGTCTGCTCAAAGCCGCCTTCAGACACGACTGAACAGCAAATCTGCGTCAGTGACGCTGCAACAGCAGCCGTGGTGGTCGTGATCTCATAGCGCACTGGCAAGATGGCAGTCGTCATGTAGACGGTGGTCCCAAACTCATTTGCCGTGTCAAAAGTGTGGCAGACGATGTATTGGCCATCAATGATGAAGCCGCAGCGCACAGAGCCAACACCTAGCCACTCAAAATCCATCCAAAGGATTTGAGGCTTGGTCAGGTCCAAGGTGATACCACTTGGGCCAGTGCCGTTGAGCTTGTCCCCGTTCCACGAAGACTGGGCCACGGCCCGCGCATCGCTTGCCATGCCCGAGGTGTACGAGCGAACAACAAAGGAGTTGGTACCACCGGTGCGCTGGAAGAACACGCCGTTTTGCGTGTTGAAGTATCCGACCTTCTGGTTCAAGTTGACCGATGTTCCGTTGTCCATGAGGAAGGTTGCAAGTACCAACAGGCCTTTACCGGGCTGGTACGGAAACGAGCGGAACGTCTGACGGACCACGGACCCCACACCACCAGCGGTAACAGCCAAGGTGTTACTTGCCTGGTTGGCGTTGAAGGTTACAGAGCCGGTGCCTGATGTCGAGGTGTCAAACTGGTTATCAGAGGCATACCTGTTTTGGCTGTCAAACAGCGTGTAAGGCTCGCTGACGCGCAAACGGCCAAATGCATCCGTGTTGGTGCCGCCAATTGAAATCGGTACTGGCAATCCGGTGGTGTCCATAAATCCTCCGCCATCTCCATACCACGCGTATGCTGAGTCTTTGTCTTCGGTGACTGCTGGAGAATATGTGTTGTTGAGTTGAAAGATAACCTGCTCGAGCGAGCGCACGAGCTGGTTGAACTGCGCCGCATCGTATTGAGGCGACGCGTTGGGCAGACGGACGTTGTTGATCTTGCTCATCGCAAGCCGTCCGCCTGGAGGTCAACACGCATCGTGCCAAAACGCCACCATCCGCCCAGCTCATCACTCTCAATACGCAGTTGAATTTGCCGGCCGCGAGCACGCGTGCTGACATACTGCGTGTCAGGTGCAATGACATACGGGTCCAACGAGCTGGCCGTTGCAGGGGCCTGCGGGTAGGCGCGCATGCGCAAGTGCACGGTGATGTTGCCAACCTGCCGCTTGAAGTCCGGGATGAACTTCTGCATGAACATCATGCTGTCGCCGTCCCCCAGGTCAAAGTAGCCCGAGTACACATAGGCGTCGATGGGCTCGCCATTTCCGTCTACGCCGTCTTCCTGGTTGTACAGATGGCTGCGGCCAGCTGTCAGGCCATAAATCGTGGAGATAGTGGCTTCGTTGTCCAGCGGATCGTACTTGGCTGCCAAAGGTTTTTCAAAGGTGCCGATGTCGGTCCACGCTGTGCGCGCCATTGTTCCAACTGACCAGACATTTTCAAGGTAGTTGTAGGTCACAAAGCGGTTGACATAGTCGCTGCTCAGAGACGGATAGAACCAGGTCACTTCGTTGAACTGGGTGTTGATGCCCACGTTCACGGAGGTTGCCTGAACAATGTTCAAGTCGTCAAACACGTAGTCCTGCACGGTGCAGGGAATCTTTTTGACCGTACCGTCAAACACAAAGAACGCATCCTTGCTCATCCAATACGCCACGCCGTTCACGTCAGCAGATGCATGCGGTCCGATGATGCCGCAGTTGGCACCCAGCTGTTGAAAGCCGAAGGTGTACGGCGGCCCAAGGTACTGTTGGCCATGAATGGATGTGTCAGTCCAAATCAGAATCTGACCGCGTGAGCGCAGCGCCGAGATGATCTCGTTGCCGTCCGTGAGCCGTTGGCCGCCAGCCGTGTTGGTTGCAGTGGCCACAAAGTCGCCGATGTTCTCTTGTGCAGAGAACCGCACATACATCGGGTCCTGGGTGGTCGGGTCGCCAAGCGTGCTCTCAGTGCCAAAGCACACCAAGTGCCTGTCAGGGGTCGACACCAGCGCATACTTGCTCTTGGTGGGCGCGCCTGCAATGGCCGTGGCCCGCACCGAGAGGCCGCTGCTCGGATTCCACTCGTAGATGCCGCCGTCAACCAGCTGCATGATGAGGTTCTGGCCATAGTTGTCAAACTGCCAGACCTGGGCCAACAGGGACAAAGCGGTGGACGCTGGACGAGGAGTGCCCCAGGTGCTCAAGCCCCAGGTGCCGGTGCCCCATCCGAAGTCAACATAACTCTTGTCACCGCCGACGTTTATCTGGTAGGTCGCTGTGGCCGTTCCTGTCGCCGCTGCCGTGGAGGTCGCTTGGGTCGGGGAGAGGATAGTGTATTCATCTGGACTGAGCACCTCTTGAATTTCAAACTCGTGGTTTAAGTCAGCATTGGGAATGCCACCTGGATTGCCTGTGGTGCTGCTGAAGGTGACAAAGTCGCCCTGCACTGCGCCATGGCCAACATCGTTCACGGTCACCAGGAATGCTCCGTTGACCGTGTCAAAAGTCACGCCGCCCGTCGCACGAATAGGGGTGATGTCGGCCCACGCGCCGCCGTAGAACGCATAGACCTTGCGGTTTGTTCCGAGGGCCGCGTAGGGCACACCATCGAGCCCGTTCCAGGTGAAGATTTCACTGGCAGAGCCGACAAAGTTCACCTGCGTGTTGCCGAACTGCGTCCAGCCGCCGAGTTTCTCGGGCAGGCCGTAGCGAAAGCGGATGTAGTCGCTGTCTACCCAGCCGCCTTCAGCGCCGTATTCAGTGTTCTGTTTGTCAACACCTGGTTTGAGAAAGAGTCGAAGAAGTGCCATGAGTACGCCTTATTTGATCGGGCCGCCTATGAGCCACGCATCGCAGGTCCGATCTCCAGCACACTTGAAATGGAACAGCTCGCAGTAGCCCAAATTGGCAGCATTGACAACATCGCCAGCATAGCTTTTATGCTCGCCCATGTCTTCTTTTTCAATGCCCTGCTCGATCCACTTGATCATCTCAGGCGTCTGAATGAACGCACCGCAGTTGCCGCACAGCGCCTTCTTGGCCTCGGGGATGGTGGTCTCCCACATGTCGGCTTTCTTCTGCCAAAAGACAGTGGATGCAGCACCAGGGTTCAAGGGCCCGTAGCCATACTCTTTGATGGCGTTGTTGCGGTTCTTGAGGTTGATGTGAATGTCCAGCACAGCCTCAGGCGCGCCTTGGCCACCACGGGCGTATGCCTCTTTGATGCCCTTGGCAATCGCGTCCTTTTTCACTGTGGCCATATCAACCCTTTGCAGCGCGCATGTTGTCGATGAGGTTGGGGTATGGACGGCCAGCTTTTTTGGCAGCAGCTTTTGCGGCAGCTTTCTTTTTTGGCGTCAAGGCCTTTGGTTTTCCCAGGCTCTTAGGGCGCTTTTTGTCCCATACAGGGGTATTTTTCATGTTACACGTCTCCATTCAGGTTTGCCGTCACCTCGGCTGAAGTGCGGCGTGTCGACCAGTTTGACGCCGTTGCCGCCCCAGGAATTGAGCGGATGCAGCGATTCCCAGTAGGCTCCAATCGGGGCCAGGACCTTCTTGTCGTAGACCAGCTTGCCGTCCAGGAAGAAGTTGAAGTCCACCGCCAGGCGCTTTAGGTGCAGCGAGTTCATCGTCTGGCTACGGCCAGTCTTGACATAAATCTGCTGCTGCTCAGGGGTGCGGTACAGCTCCCCAGCGGTCACCAGGAAGCCCTGGGCGCAGGCGAACTCGACGAGCTTGCCGACGTCACGCAAAAAGGCACATTGCTCACGGACCAGGCTCATTTTGTGCCTCCATTCGTCAGCTGTTTGATAGTCTCGTCCTTCTCTTTGGAGCCGCGTGTGGTGCCAAACTCGAAGGAATAGATGTTGTCCAGATAGCCCAGGAAGCGGCCCAGGACCAGGGTGAAGATGCCCTTGACGTATTCGTTGATGCTCTGGTCTTTCCAGACAATCCAGACCATTGCGCCGACCATGACGACGGCCAGGAAGAACATTAGGTTGGCACGGTTGTTGGTCATGCCGCGTTTGATGAACTCAACATCGCGCTCGCGGGCGCTATCGCGGTCCTTGACTTCCTCGCGGAAGGCCTCCAGGTCGAGCTTGTTGTCTTCAATGCGAAGGCGCAGCAGCTCCTCCTCGTGGTCCATCTCATACTGCTTGAGTGTGAGAAGGTCCTTGTCGGACATGTTGGGCTCAATCTTGACGCCAGTCTTTTCCTCAACCCAGTCTTTGCCTTTGGCCATGACGGCATTGCCGATCAGGCTCAGGCCCTGAGACAGGAGGGGTGCAAGCAGTGCTGGGATAGGCATTATTTCTTTCCCAGCTTTTCACGCTCTTCGAGGAGCCTGACCTTGACTTGCAGCTCGTTGATGTGTGTCATCAGCTGCTCTTTTTGAAGCGCTCTGCGCTCGGCAGAGATAGGGCTGTCCGTGGGAACACCCTCTTTGGTGATCAAGGCCGGCATTTGGCCCTCGATCTTGGTCAGGCGCTCAGAAAAGCTGTTGACTTGGCCTAGCAGCCATGCCAGGGACATGACTACGATGGGGATAACTGCCTTGAGTGCGTCTGACCAATTCATCTTTTGTTCCTTACATAGTCGCTCCCGATGCAGCAGGAACCGTCGTGATCTCGATCGCCACTGACTGTTGCAAGTTCAGTGGTTGGCCGCAATCGGCGCATGTGTCTGCGTCGATTTCGGACTGATCCAGGTCGTAGCCGCACGCACCGCAGAGAACTTCTACGGCGTGTGCGGGTTCGATGCTGCCGTCAGGCAGCGTTCGTGACGGGCTTTGCAGCTTCATCGGACTTTGCCATTTCAGGCATTGGAATTTGGGGCTGCACTTCAGCATGGATGGCATTGACCAGCTGGAACACTTCGCCGTAGGGGCGCGTACCCAGGTAGCCTAAGACACCATTGACGAGTTGCAGGGAAACTTTCACTTCATCATTCATGGATTTTCTCCAAAGCATCGCTGAGAACGGGGCAGCGATGGAACCCCACGATCAATTATGCCCGTCACTGCTGCGGCTCATCCGCAGGCAGGGGCGTGTTGCCTTCAGCAAGCCACTTTAAATACTCTTCGTTGTTTTCTCTATTGACAAAAGCGCCATCAGATAATCGCAAAGCGTAATCACTCAATTGCAAGCCGTTTGGTGTTTGTGTGTTTATTAGTTTGTACATGATTACAACTCCGCAGATGCAGTTACAACCGTAGTTGTTGAACCAGAAGCGTACAGAAATGCCGCCTGACCAGAAGAAGCATAAACCCCTGTATAGCCGGTAAAATCTAACCTCATGTTATTTTGGCTTGCGCTGTTAAGGGTAATCGTTCCAAATGTCCCCGGAAAACCTCCTGCGGGAGTTAAAACTGTCCATTGCCCACTGGTGTTTCCCACTGCTGGAAGTGTTACGGTTGAGGGCGCTGTACGCATTGGAAAATAAAAACTAAGAGGAATCGCTCCAGTACTTGTTCCAAATGTACTGCCAATCGCAACCGCTGTTCCGCCTGTGTAAGAAAAACTTTGAAAATATCGCTGACAAAGTTGCAACTCAGTACCATACGAACGAAAGTCAAACGACGTGGCTACAGTGCCTACTTCGATTTGAACCGCAGTGATGCGGAATGTTGCACCAGTGGTCTCAGACAAATTGACTGTTCCCTGAACACCGCGAGAACCGCCAGAGGAAGCCCATACATTGGCTGTCGGTTGCAATGAACTACTACCGCTTCCCAGATTTAATTGAAGGCGCATAGACGCTTCGTTGCCAGTAGGCCAAGTTCCAGTAACGCTACCGGGGATGGAAACCGACGCAGTCGTCCAAGTGTTTGCCGAAGAAATTGTGAAGGTAAATCCGTAAACTTGGTCTCCAGCATTACTTAGAACGCATCCGCTAAATGTGCCAGTCAGGCTTGATTTGACTTGAAACGAAAGCGTAATGCCTTTAGCGCTTGCAGTGCCAAAGGCAAGGTCGATGATGTTGAGACCCTCAATATACTGAGCAAGCAAACGGCTGTCGCTTGATACGGTTGCAACTCCAGTTCCGTTGGTTACCAGCAATGAGTATTTGTAACCAGTAGGAGCGTCCGTAGACTGAGAGCAAGTGAATGTCGTGCTGTTTGTTCCAAGGTTTTGAACGAACCAACGGTCAGTGATAAACGCTTGAGATGTTGCTGTTGGAACAGAGACAGACGCGCCTGCGTTCCTTTGGTCAACCCGCATATCCCCGTTGATGAGTTTATTTTTGAAGGAAGTAGAGTCACCAGCGCCCAGCGAGTAGCCAGACTCTGTGGTCATCTTTTCTGCTTGTACTGTTCCGTAACTCATGCTGTTACTCCTGCAAGTTGCTCGTCAGTTGGACGAGGCAGTGTTGGGTGTTCCCATTTGGCGATGTAAGCGCCTGTCCCATCAGAATCATCCTGAAGAACGATGTAAGAAGATGCAAAATCCTTCATTGTCAACTCTGGATAGATGGAGACAATTTTTTCATACAGACTCATCATGCGGCCCTCACTAAGCATCCAGACATATAACTATACGTTGGATTATTTTCTAATGCGTTTGCGGCGGCAGAGAAGACATATAACTCAATGTAGTCAGTTGACCCGTTAAGATAAACAAGGGCACTCCCGGCAACCGCAATGTTTGAACTTGCAAGAGCGGCTCCTCTTGAACCCCGCACAAACTCAGTACCATTCTTGTAAAATCCAAGAATGTTGGTATCAGAAGCGGTGGTTACCAAAATGGAGACATTCCCGCTCACCTGATAATAGCCAGCAACATTGGGTGTAAACCGATAAGTCGATGGGTTAAAACAATTTGCGGTATCGTAAGTTTCATTATTTAGAGCGATCCTGTTCCAAGCGCCGGCAGTAAGAGTTTGACCTCCACTTGACCCCACTAAAAATGCAGGGCCAGTGCCAGCCACACCAGACGCCAACATGGATTGCGAGACGCTACCAGATGTGTTGGTGACCAGCGTGCCAGTGTTATCTGGCAGTGTCAGTGTGCGGTCGGTGTTGCTGTTTGGGCTGGCAATCGTGAAGATGCCTGTGCCGCTGGCGTTACCAGCGAGTTGTACCTTGCTCATGCTTGCGCTCCTTCCCAAGGTAGGGGCTGTGTCTGTGATGTAGCTGGCTCATTAGACCAGTTCATCTGTTGTTCAAGAGAAAGACGGTGCGCGTCCAGCGGCTCACAGAATTCAATCCACGACTTCACCTGTTCTTCGGTCAACTGCTCAAAGGGCGTGAATGCCTCTCCTGGCTCACTCCAAATAGAGCATCCATCAAAACTTGCAGACTTGCCGTCGTCTTTAGTTGCGGAA